TTAGGGTCTGCTAATTTTTTAGTTGCGTCAGCTTGTGTGTTAGCTACTTGTGCTTCTTGTTGTGCTTGTTGTGCCATTGCCGCTTGTTGTTGTGCTTCTGCCTGTGCGGCTCTCATTTCATCAACTTGATCTTTACCTCTTAAAACAGTTTTAGGTACACCAAGTAATTTTGCTCTCATTCTAATTGCGTTATCGTGATCTATGTTATCCATAATAGCAGGATCAACTTGTGCAATATTCATTGCTAAAGTATATAATCTTTCTATAGCAACTGCTTCTTCCATTCTTTGTGATCTAGCTAATGGCCCAACATATTCTACATCAATTGTAGTGTCTTGAATAACATCTGGTGCAGGCATTAAAGCACCTGCTCTAAACATAATTCCAAATACTCTTTCAATTAATGGATTTAAAAATTCAGTTTGAAAACGACCTAATGTTGGCCCAAGTAATCTTTGCATAAGTTCATATCTAACTTGAACTTCTGTTGCTGTCATTTGTGGGCCTTCTTGTAATTGTAATTGGTCTGAATAAAATGCTTGTCTAATAGCAGTTCTTAATTGATTTTCTTTCATGTCAGTTATTTGCCAATTAGAACCAATTTGTAATGGTTTAACAGCACCGTCATTTCTAACAACTGTAATTCCAGCAGGTGTCATTCTAACTCTACCAATTACTCCATCATCTTGAACAAGTAGTGGTGGGTCAATTGCTTTAGCCCATGCTTTTAATCCAATTTCAACTGCTTTGTTTAAAGTTTTAATATCTGGTAATGCATTAAATGATGGTGATCTTCCAAAAATTTCACCAGTTGCTTTTGACCAACGTGGTACTAAATATGGGAATTCATTATAACCACCTGTTCTAACAACCATTTTATCTTCCTCACAAACATGACATGAATGGAATGGTAATTTAGTTGCAGATTTTCCTGTTGCTCTTTCGTAATCTTCTGTTGGTTCTACAGCATGAATAAATGTAAAATTTTTTTCTGGTTTTTCTCTTGCCGCTTTTAAAATTTTTTCACCTAAATTTTCTTCACCAAATTCTTGAACAGCTTGTCTAGCTGTTAATTTATATTTTCTATAAAGTGTATCTACTTTTCCATTTATATTTTCTTGAATATAATATTCTGCAATATGTAAACAATTAAAATGAATACCGTCTGTATCAAAACCTTTTTTACCTTCTTCAACAAAAATTGCACCTGTACCTATTGAGCATAGATCAAGATATAATTCATGTACTTCTGTATTAAAATTTGTTTCGTTAAAAGTGTCATACATTCTTTTTGCAGTATCTTCTAACCATAAAGCAACTTCTCTATTTTGATTTAGATTTTCATCTCTTAATTTAATTGAGAACCATGCTAATGATGGAGATGTAAGTGTACCTTGTAATGATGCCGCTAATAAATTGTTAGCAGTAATAGCTGTACTGTCATATAAAACTTCTGTTCTTTTTTCACCACGAGTTCTTAAAGTTATAACGTCTGCTTTTCTTGGCATAACATAGTCAAGAATTTCTTGCCAATGAGTTTCCCAAGTTCCTCTATCTTCTTCCATAGAGCCTAGACGTTTTTTTACATATTCAAAAGATGCCATACTAACTTTTTTTTGTATTCTTCCAACCAGACTTCATTGCTTTGTATGCTTTTGGAGATACTGTTGATTTACTTTTTGGTCTTGAAGTGCCAGCTTTTTTTCTAGCATTAATATTTTTTACTAATGACATTATACTCCTCCTCCTAATACTGTTTTACTTGTTTCCGCTTCTGTTTCATCACCTGTACCAGAAGTTAAAATTGTTCCGTACATTCCCTTTTTTTTTGTACCTAACATTTTTTCTTTTTCAGCCGCAAGTTTTGCATCTGCTTCCGCAGTTTTATCATAGACCGATTGATCTACTGGTGGTGGCATTTGTGGTTGTGCTTTTCCGCCCATAATTATTCTCCTAAATCCATTTACATTCTTCTTTTAACATACCGTATATAGCCGCATCAACAAAATTATTATCTATTTTCATAACTTGTCTAACTACGCCTTCTTTTTTCCAACCTGTTCCAGATAAAATACGTTCATTACGTTCGTATCCATTTCTACAAACTGCTGTCATACGACCACAGCCGATTTGTTTAAAACCGTAGTCAAAAACGTATCTTATATGTTTTCTGGTAAATAATCTAGGACTTTCTATAGCTAAATGAACATAGATATTATGACCATCATAATCAGTAAATAAAAATCCACCTAATATTTTTTCATTTTCAACAAAACCAATATAGGAAAATTCATCTTTTATATCAGCAGATATATGACAATTTTTTTTTAGATAATCACCAATTGGTTTTCTCCATTTGTCGTCTGTTACGACTTCAACCATAAATTATGCTTTAATTTTTTTCTTTTTGCCTTGACCTAAAATAGTTTTAGAAACATTTGCTTCTTCTGTATCACCACTAGATAATACAGTTTGTCCAGATGTTCCATAACCAGAACCTAATGCCGCTTTTTTTTGTGCCGCAACATCTGTTACTGGTGCAGTTTGTGCAGGTGCAGTTTGTGCAGGTGCTTGTACTTGTACTGCGGGTGGATTTACTGTTTGTGTAATTGTCTGTATTATTCTTCTTACAAATCCCATTGTTATCCTTTGTTAGTTAAATATATTAAACTCATAATCTGATTGCACTTGTAATCTTTCATATGATTTTGTTCTAGCTTTTCTTAACGACATAACTGCATATCTCATTGCAGATATTACGTCATCATTAGCTGGTACAATCTTACCATCTTTTCTATGATACATACGCAATTCTTCTAGCAGTTTACTCTGATTTTTAAATATTTTCAACCTTTGTGTTTTAAATCTAGTGTATAATTCTTGAACACCTGCTTCTACGGAGTTTCCTCCAGAACCATCTTTTTGTCCGTTTTGAGGTGGATTACTAAAATGTTCTCTGCTCATATTAACACCTTCTTCTTTGTACTGTTGTGTTAAACTTTTACCAGAACCTTTATCAGCTTGTCTGCCATCCATAGGCCAAATAACAGGTATATGTTTTCCTCTCATTTTTATAGCAGATGCATGAATAGGTACTGCTTCTTGCCTCATAGCATAACAATCATAAACATAAGCTGTATCTGTATCTCTATCCCAAGCAACCCATACTGCGGCTGTTGGGTGATCCCATCCAAAATCCAGCCCACAAATTTTTGGCCAATGATCTGGTAATACAATTTCATCACATATTACATCTTCTTCTGCTATTGGAAATACTAAACCAGAACCTAATTGTGGTATTCCACGTTCTCTCATTTTTCTTTCGTGTGGCGGTAATGCGGCTAAAATTTGTTCTCTAACCTCTTTTGTCATATGAGGTGCGTCATCCCATCCTGCTGTTATTAATGCTTGTCCTTTTCTTAAGTTGTTTACAAATTGTGCAACGGTTTCTGTCATACCGCTTTCTGGTGTAAATGTCATATATACCACACCACCTTTATCGGCTGTTCGTGTTAGTGATTGTGTATAGATTGGAGTAGGTGGTTCTTCATCTAGCCAGATCACATCAACACTTTCACCCATCCATTTTTCTTTACCCATATCATATGATTTAAAACCTATTCTGGAGTTACCACCAGATACGTGTTTTACAATAACGGAGTTTAAAGCGTTAGGTACACCTGCTTTTCTAACAGTTTCTACAATATATTTTAAAGGTATTGATCCTGTACCTTTTGCCGCAGGGTCGTCTGGTTGACCGATAAGTTCTTTTTGGCAAACATCCCTAGTGGTTTCATTAGAAACTCCCCCAGCCCAAGCACGAATTGGTCTGTTAAACCGTTTACCTTCCCACCATGTTGGGTATAGACCCGTCACATGGTACGCCATTTCCATAGCCCCACTAAAAGACTTACCGATCCTATTTCCAGCCATAAGCAATCTTTGTTGCGCTTTTGCATTATGGAATTTCATTTGGTATTTGTATGGTTTATATTCACTCATACGATTAGTAGCTTTTCTTTGCTCTAATTCTTTGGCTATCTTAACAGCTTGTTCTAGGTCGTCACTTGTCATTTTTTATAATATATTTTCTACGTATTTTACGTGGTGTTGCTAATTCAAAAATTTCTTCGGTTGTCATATGCGTTTTATCGTCAAATCCATGATGTTGTGTAGCAGTATAAGGAACTCTATCAACAAGAACATACCTATAAATATATTTACTATTCTGAAAATGCAATAAAGTTTGTGGTTTTTTTATCTGTAAAAATTTACGTGCCATATAAGCCATATAGTTTAAAAAAAACACATATGCAAGCTATTAACATAGGTTAATATTTAATAATTACCCATGAGTTTGCAGAGTTATCCATTGATTAATGACACAAATCGCTTCTTGGGGGGTGGGGGGTCAAATCACGGGCATCCATCCACATAACGAAGCCCTTGTCTGTGTGTGTATGTAGGAGAGGAATAGAACAAAGCAGGGGTAATATTCACCAGACCGCACCGCTTGAGGCATAGCAGGGGAAGGCGTGTGTGTGTGTGCGGACATCCTTCATCCAGCCCTTTTACGCAGGTAATCAGAGTGATAAGCCTTCTACTGTCCTTTAGGTGTTATGCTTGTCTATGAGCAGATATGGAGGAGTAATGACCTAGTTTAAGCTAGACCCACCATCACTTGGATCAGTAAGTTTAACGATCTTCATGTTAGTAAGTAAGTGATCTAGTTCGGCCTTAAGTTCCTCGTCTGTCTTCTTACCCGTTATATCTTCAAACTTGGTTGTAGTCTGGTAGCCCGTTCTATCTAGCAATGAGTTGATTGCACCTAGTTGAACACTTGGAGTAGTCTTATCGTTCTCAATCAGCTTTTTAAGTTTATCCACCGCCATTGGTACAGCAGACCCGAGCAGTTTCTTGGTAGCGTTCTCTATCTGGTTTTGTAGCTTGTTTTTAAGTTCGTAGCCTTGCTGTTCAGCAGTCTTTTCAGAGTATCCCGCCTTGATCGCTGATTGGGTAGCGTTGCCCGTCTGGCTAAAGTATTCAACGAACATTTTTTGTTTGTCTGTGAGGTTTTGTGACATATTTGCAACATTATAAACTAAAGTTTTTTTTTATGCAAATTGTTATTTTATGGGTTGACGGGTTTTATTAAATGATTAAATTATTAACTTATGTTAATTAAAACTAAAGGAGAAAACATGGAAACAGTAAGCGTTATAAAAACTAATAAACCTACTATGACCGTCTATGATTATGAGCCTTCACTTGAGGAGGCTCAAAAAGCTGTTGGCGGTTATGTTGAATTAGTTGATCTTGAAGATTTAGGATGTTTGTTAGTTGATGAGGAAGGTAAATTAAAACGTAAGCCTATCAATGAGCAAGCTACTAAACTTTATAATCAATTATTTGATGGTGTAATCGTGGGTAATGTTATTCATCTTAAACCAGAAACTAGGAAGGAGTGGTAATGGAGTATTTTTTATTGGCTCTAATTTGTTCCCTTGTAATCGTTAGATTATGGGGGGATGAATAATGCACCCTATATTGACAGCAATAGCGTTTGCGCTTTGTTTTGCGCTTATGTTTTTAGGAATAATTATAGCCATACATTTAAGCGTGTGGCTTGGTCTATCATTAACAGCAGTAGCAGGGATTAAATTTTGGTCTTATCTACCGCAATTAAACTAGGAGGAATATGAATTGGGCAGAATACATTAAACAAGCGATTGAGGCAGGGCTTAACAGCCCTACGCCTTATAAGGTCATCCCGTATAAGAATGGGATAGGTATTAAAAAAATAGTATTAATCAATAAATCAAACTAGGAGGATAAATGGGATATACTAACTATTGGAAACAACCTACGGACTTTACCGTAGATGAATGGTGTGCTGTTAAGAATGAAGCAGAATACCTAAAAAACATTGGTAATAATTTTAATGTAGGTATTTACAAAGATGAGATTATTATTAATGGTAATAATGAAGGTTGTGAAAGTTTTGACCTTAATCGTTT